AAAAATGCTTGTGCAATCAGTATGCTAATGTTGACATGGGGCTAGGTATTGGAGTGTGGTCTAAAGAGCTTGTGCCGCGCAAGAAACCACACCCGCATTGTACTTGTCTTTTGATTCCACTGACTAAGAGGCGGTGATTAAAAAACCTTTTACTTGATTGCTACTCATTTTATTTTTTCCCGTGTTTTAAATAAGCCTCATAACAAGCATTGGCACTGTAAGTTTTTGGCAAACGCCGCGCCGTTTCAAACGCGGTTAGATAGATTTCCTTTTCGGTATCGCTATCAATCTTTGTAGTTTCATTTGCAACAACAGCATCACGCCTAATCCATTTTGTATTAAACGGGTTAGGTTTGCCGTTTGAAATAAACCTGCCTTTTTTGTCTCTGTTTTTCATTCTTTGACCAATAACCCCTCTAAAAATTCTTTGTGTAATTGATTTAGCTTAATAACTGTTTCCTGCTTAATAGTCGCAAGATTGCCGTTATAGCAAACCCCTTTCGCATAAAAATGAACTGTTGACCGTGAAATACCTAACTTTCTAGCCGCCTTTGCCTTCCATCCATAACTGCCAAAAATATCACGGCACATAGTCGAAAATTCAGCAGAAGTCATATAACTTGATAGTGAGTAATAATGCCAGCGGGTGTTATTACCCGTGTATCTGTAGACCACACGAGCCAGTCGGCAAAATGCGGGTAATGCGCCCTGCCACCACAAGCATATCTAACAAGTTTCCCCACTGTTTCGGGTGGTTGTGTGTTGCCTGTATGCGGGTGCATTGCTTTTTTAGTTAATTTTGCCCCGGCTGTTTTTGTAACTCGCAACTGTGTTTGTTTTTTTGCCATTATCTTTCTCTTAAGTGTAGTAAAAATCAAACGTTATGATAGCACAATGCTTAAGCTTTGCTCAATAAGCGTAAAATGTAATTTTTATTCGGAGCTTATAAATGTTTAGAGAAAAGCACTTGCTTTGTGATGATAACCCTGATAGTGCGGGTGGTGGGGGTGGTGATGCCGCCCCGTCTGCAAATTTAGATGACGGCGGGAAACCCGCGCCCGAACTCCCTGAAATTTCGGCGGCAGCAATAAAAGCAATTGAAGACTCTGCTTATAAAAAAGCAGAGGAAAAGTTTAAAAAGGATTTTGAAGCGAAACAGGAAAAGGCGAAAAAAGACTCTGAAAGGCAGCGTTTGCATGAACAAGGTGAATTTAAAACGCTTTTAGAACAATCGCAAACTGAAATCGCATTGCTTAAAGCTGAAAAGGCTAAGGCAATCATTAAAAACGAAATCATGCGTAACAGCGGTGATATTGCCGAACAGCATAAAAGTTTATTAGTTAAAGTTTTTGAAGGCGATGCTGTTTACGAAGATGGCGAAGTCAAGCTTGACGGCTTGCAAGCAAGTGTCTATATCGCAAAGTTTTTGAAAGAAAATAATAGCTATAAAAAACCAACGGCGAACATAGGTAGTGGCGCACCCGGAACGGCTGGCAGTCAAAAACTTGACACGAGCAACTGGACTCCAGCTCAAAAATTACAATTCGGTTTTACTAACAAAGAGGCTAAATAATGGCAGCATTAACACTATTGGAAGCTGAAAAGCTTAACCCTAACTCTACTGTTTTTAGACAGGGCATTATCGAAACAATTGTTTACAACGCAAAGCTTTTGCAGTCGTTTCCTTTTATTAATATCACTGGTAACGCTTATAGCTATGTACAAGATGGCTCTTTGCCTAGCGTGGGCTTTCGCGGTGTAAATGAGGAATATACAGCAAGCTCTGGCGTTGTCAATCCGGTTACTGAGTCACTGAAAATATTTGGTGGCACAATTGAAGTCGACCGTGCATTGGTGGCTATGAATGGACAAGAAATCCGTTCGCAACAAGTCAGTATGAAATTAAGAGCCGCAGCCTTACAGTTCACTAAAAAAGTGATTAAAGGTAGCGAAACAACCAGCAAACAAGAGTTTGACGGTTTACAGGCTCGCATTCAATCCTCTCAAATTATTCACGCTGGCAGCACAGCAGGTGGGGATGCGTTAAGTGTTGATAAGTTGGATGAGGCTGTGGATTTATGCTACAGACCTACTCACATTTTGATGAATAAAACCATGCGCCGCCGCTTGTCAAAAGCCGCTAAATCCACATCAATTGCCGGCACTATCACTTACACAATTGACCAGTTCGGCGCACAAATTGCCAATTACAACGGCTTGCCAATTATTGAAATTGAGAAAGATGAAACTGAATCTGAAATCCTTGATTTTACAGAAGCTTGCTCAGGTGGTGGAGCTACAGGAACATCGATTTATGTCGTTTCATTGTCTGACATGGGCGTGACAGGATTAAGAAACGGTGAAATCATCATTGAAGATTCTGGCTTAGTGACATCCGCAACCGTTTACACTACTTTAGTTGAGCAGTATGTCGGTATGGCTATTTTAAACGGGCGTTCAGCGGTTCGTATTGACTCAATCAAAGATGCGGCTGTAGTCGCTTAAGGTGGTAAAAAATGGCAAGAACAACTCGAAACAGCTTTTTATACGATGCCAATCTTTCGCTTAAAGCCGCAGGTTTAGTAGCTGCTACTGCAAACGGCAGCACTATTTTAGATTTAGGTGATGGTTTAGCGGACGGTTATGTGGTTGTGGACTTAACCGCCTGCGAAGTTGCCACTGGGGACGAGGTTTATACAATCTCACTCGAAGGCTCTAATGTCGCAGCAATGGACAGCGGCTCTGTGTGTTTGGCGCGTAAAACTTTTGGTAATTTAGTTGTGCCAATGGACGCGGCTTTGTCAGCAGCAGGTCGTTATGCAATCCCTTTCAGAAATGAAGAGGCTGGCACGATTTACCGCTATGTGCGGATTCATACAACTGTCGCCGGTACTGTCGCAACAGGCATTAATTACAGCGCGTTTATCGGTAAGGATGATTAAACATGATTGTCTATGACTTGGACGGGGTGCCGCACGAAAAGCAGCCGATTGACGCTAAAGAATGCGTTGATAAGCTGGGCTGGTCTTATGTCGCAACTGAAAAACCAGTGGCGTATAAACCAAAAAAAGCAAAAAATGATTCAGATACAGCTACAGAATAGCGAAGCTGTAATTGAAGGCTTAAGCAACATAGCAAGCCCGTCTGTTGTCAGGCGGGCTGTTTATGCAATGGCGCAGCAATATCACGCCGACATTTTGGACTATGTTTACGCAGGTAGGGCTTACAGACAACGCGCTAAACAGCTAACACAATCAATCGGGTGGCATGGCAATAACGACACCAGCGCAACGGTTTATGCTAATGCGGAATACGCGCCGTTTGTTGAGTTTGGAACGCGCCCACATCTAATAGTGCCAGTCAATCGCAAAATATTACAGTTTCCTGTGGTGGGCGGTGGCATGGCTTTTGCAAGACGGGTTAATCACCCAGGTTCTCGTGCATATCCGTTTTTTTACACCGACCAAGCTACACGGCGTGAAAATATGCAGGCTAGAGCAATTGAGATTTTAAACGAGGCAATTAATGGCTAAATATTCTGAATTAACCGATTACACGGATGTAATGATTGATGTTGTGGAACATTTTTTAATTGATGCTGATACATTTGTTGATTTAGAGCTAAATAAACGCGGTATTAAATTGATTGATGTTACTGCATTATTGCCAATTGCGCTGCTAACTCAAATAGCTGTTAATTATGCGAAAAGATTAGCGTGTATTGAGCAATCGCGCGATGAAAACTCGCCGTTAATCCCTAAAGCGCGTGAATATGAAAAAACCATTCAAATGCTTTTAAGTGGATTAACCGCTGAATCAATCGGAATAATTGCAGACCCGCCTAGCACAATCGGCTTTTATTCAATTCAAATAGCGCGGGGTTAAAAATGCTTGCTGAATTAAACGCCTTAAAATCACGACTTGAATCATTACCTGAATTAGCTGATTTTAGTCACACGTTTGAATACAAAAAAGCATCAAATGCTTTAAGAATGCCGATATTAACTTATGAGTTTATAACAGCTAATTGTTTCCCAACCGAAGACATTACAGCGGTTCTTATAAGCATACAAACTAGGGATGTAAATACAGACAGAGAACCAGCTATTATTTATATAAACTCAATAGCAGAGATGATTAAAAAAAACCTGTTTTTGAATAAATCACTATTACACAGAACAAATAATCAAGGGGCAATTATTTTAGACACAAAGAAACCTATTGCGATTACTCCAGATATTGATTCGCCACATCCGTTTTTTGAATGTGGGGTTTTGGTTAATTTAATTACTTACATGAATTACTTAAATGAGAGGTAAAAAATGGCATACCAAGCAATTGCCTACGAAGGCACATTTAATTTTAACCGCCGGTCAAGGACTGGTGTTTACGCGGGAATGAAACCGATTATCGGTATTGCCGCGCTTGAATTAATGAG